GTTCGGCGCCTATGGCGACGTGCTCGCGCTGAAGGTCGAGGAAGTCGAAATTGGTGGCGAAAAGAAACTCGCCCTGTTCGCCCAGATTCAGCCCAACGAGGCGCTGCAGGCCCTGAACAAGAAGGGCCAGAAGATCTACACCTCCATGGAGATCCAGCCCAAGTTTTCCGATACCGGCAAGGCCTACCTGGTCGGCCTGGCTGTCACCGACAGCCCGGCGAGCCTCGGCACCGAAGCCCTGGAGTTCAGCGCGCAGCACGGCACACTCACCAGCCGCAAGCAGGACAAGGACAACCTGTTCTCCGCAGCGGAAGAGGCTGAGCTCAGCTTTGAAGAAGTGGACGACACCCCGTCCAAAGTTGCCGGCCTGTTCAAGAAGGTCAGCGAGCTGCTTGGTAAAGGCAAGCAGAACGAGGAGCAGTTCAGTGAACTCGCCGAAACGCTCGAAGCCATTGCCAAGCACTCAGCAGACCAAGCCGAAGCGCTATCCGCTGAGCAGGCTTCTCGCAAAGGCTTGGAGACCAAGTTCAGCACGCTGTCCAGCGACTTCCAGGCACTGAAAGCGCAGCTCGAACAAAGCCCCGACCCCCAGCAGTTCAAGCGACCGCCGGTTGGCGGCGGCGACCCCGCTGCACTTACTGACTGCTGATCGACTGACGGTCACGCCATAGCCACGGAATACCGGAGAATCCAATGCGCAACGATACCCGCCACCACTTCGACGCCTACCTGAGCCAGCTTGCCAAGCTCAGCGGCGTATCCGACGCAACCAAAACCTTTGCCGTCGACCCCACTGTCCAGCAGAGGCTGGAAACCCGCATGCAGGAATCCAGCGAATTCCTGAGCCGCATCGGCATGATCGGTGTCGACGAGCTCAAGGGTGAGAAAGTCGGCCTTGGAGTCAGCAGCACCATTGCCGGTCGCACTGACACCACCGGCGCGGGCGTGCGTGTGCCGCGCGACGTTTCCGACCTGACCAAGGACGGCTACGAGTGCCGCCAGACGGACTTCGATACCGCCGTGCGCTATGCCCAGCTCGACGCCTGGGCAAAGTTTCCTGATTTCCAAAGCCGTCTGCGCGACGCCATCCTCAAGCGCCAGGCGCTTGACCGGATCATGATCGGCTTCAACGGTACCAGCGCGGCCGCAACTACTGACCGCGGCGCTAACCCGCTGTTGCAGGACGTCAACATCGGCTGGCTGCAGAAATACCGCACCAATGCAGCGGCCCGCGTCCTGAAGGACGGAAAAACTGCCGGCAAGATCGTCATCGGCACCAGTGAACTCGCCGACTACAACAACCTCGACGCCTTGGTCTTCGATGCTATCGCCAACCTGATTGACCCGTGGCATCGCAAGGACCCCGGCATCGTCGTCATCCTCGGCAGCAACCTGGTCCACGACAAATACTTCCCACTGATCAACAAGGAACAGCCCGCTTCCGAGAAGCTGGCCACCGACATGATCATTTCCCAGAAGCGCATGGGCGGTAAACAGCCGGTCGAAGTGCCCTACGTGCCGGATAGCGCCATGCTGATCACAAGCCTGGAAAATCTGGCCATCTACTGGCAGACCGGTGGTCGCCGCCGTCACGTCCAGGAGAATCCGAGCAAGAACCGCATCGAGAACTTCGAGTCCAGCAACGATGATTACGTCGTCGAGGACTACGGCCTCGGCTGCCTCATCGAAAACATCGAGCTGGAGGCCTGACCGCTATGGCCATGAGCCCAGCCAAGCGCCATTTCCAGCGCGTCTCCGCGGCCATCGCCGCGGCGGCCGTTGCCGGTCCCGAGCTATCCATGGCCGGCGCAACCGCCTACGAACAGCAACTGCTGCAGCTCAACCAGGACCGCCTGCGCCTCAAGCAGGTGCAGTCTGAGCAGGGCAAGGCTGAGCTCAAGCGCACGCTGATCCCTGCCTACGCGCCCTACATCGAAGGCGTCCTGTCTGCCGGCAACGGCGCCCAGGACGATGTGCTCACCACCATCATGGTCTGGTGCATCGATGCCGGCGAGTTTGCCGACGCGCTGTCCATCGGGGCCTATGTGATCGAGCACAACCTCAAGATGCCGGACCGCTTCGCTCGCACTACCGGTTGCCTGCTGGCCGAAGAGATCGCCAACGATGCTCTGAAGACTCAAAAAGCTGGTGGCACGTTTGACCTGTCCCTGCTGCTGCGCACGGCTTCGCTCACGGATGAGCGAGACATGCCGGACCAGGCCCGCGCCAAGCTTTACCTGGCGATAGGGCGCACCAACCTGCAGCTCGCCGAAGAGGATGGCGTAGAAGCGGATGCCGCACGCGCTTGGCTCGACATTGCGCGGAAGTACCTCGTCCGTGCCATCGACCTGCACAGCAACTGCGGCGGCAAAAAGGATTTGGAGCGGGTTGACCGCCTCCTGAAGAGACACGCGGAAAGCAAGCCAACCGAATCCGGTACCGGCGAGCCACCAGTCGACGAGACGCCCAAGCCCGAACAGGACGAAGGCGATCAACCCGACGAAGGCAATCAGGGCACCGAAACCGGTACCGGCGAGCCACCCGCTAACTGAGCGTCCCCCACGCACTCGGCGGCTCGGGGCTGATCGACAGGTTTTCTCCTTGCCTTGTCGTGACGCCCCGACCACCGCCGAACTAGGGAAGAATTTATGAGCGCATTCATCGCAACAGGGGGCAGCCAAGCGCCGCACCCCATCACCAACGATGGCTGGTTTCCGCCCCTGGACGGCCAGCACATGCGCGAAGCGCTGCGCCTTGACGGCAGCATCACCGATGCCCGCCTGGAAACCGCGGCGGTCAACGCCGTGATCGAGGTCAACCGCGAGCTCAAGCGCTTCAAGTTCGCCAACCTCGCCGCCGGCCATGAAAGCTTGGCCGACGTGCCCGCTGACCAGATCCAGAACGAGTCCGAGCTGCTGCACCTCTACCGCCGCGCCATCTACTGCAGCGCCGGCGCCGAGCTGGCCGAGCGTTACCGCGATTACAGCGCCACCGGCGACGGTGCCGAACGCGCCGAAGCCCTCACGCCCACCGCAGACGAATACCGCCGAGATGCCCGCTGGGCGATCCGCTCAATCCTCGGTCGCGTGCATACCACCGTGGAGCTCATCTGATGGAAACGATCGACTGGAACGAAATCAGCCGTCGCGGGCTACTGGAGCGGATCAACCGAGAAATCATGCACCCGCTTGGCTTGGCGATCTGCCGCGAAATCGAAACGGGCGTCTCGCCTGGTGCACTGGTTTCTGACAACGGCCCATTCGTCTATCCGGATATTGCCAACGCCGAGGGCGATGAGTGATGGCCAGCCACCGCGCGGTGCAAGGCGACACCGTCGACGCCATCTGCTGGCGGCACTACGGGCGCACCGCAGGCGTCGTCGAGCAAGTCCTCGAAGCGAACCCCGGCCTGGCCGACCTCGGCCCGGTCATCCCCAACGGCACGCTCATCGCGCTGCCAGACGCAGCCGTACAGGCTGAACAACGCCAGCTGGTGAACCTATGGGATTGATCTATCTCGCGCTCTACAAGGGCCGCGGCACGTTGTTCAACCGCTTGATCCGCCTCTGGACGCGCTCGATCTACAGCCACTGCGAACTGGTCATGCCGGACGGCCGCTGGCTCTCCGCCTCGGCCATGGACGGTGGCGTGCGCGCCAAGCGCATCGAGCTCGACCTCGCGCACTGGGACCTGATTCCGGTGCCGTGGGCCGATCACAACCGCATCGAGCAGCTGTTCCGCGCCAACCAAGGCCGCGGCTATGACTGGCTGGGTCTGCTGGGCAGCCAGCTCCTGCCCATCACCATCGACAACCAACGCCGGATGTTCTGCAGCGAATTCTGCGCCGCCGGGTTGGGCTATCCGCTGCCGCAGCGGTACAGCCCGGCCTTGCTGGGTGAAGTCGTCCGGCACGTCCACAACCTCAACCTTGGACATCGGAATGAAGCACATGCCTGACAGACCGGAAACATGGGTGTGGCTCTCCGCTTGGTTGGAGGCCAACTTCCCAGCCCTTTACGCCGGTGCGCTCGCCATGCTCATCGCCGTGTGGCGAATCATTTACGGCGGCGGAAAGCTCCGCCAGCTTGCCCTTGAAGCACCGCTTTGCGGCTTGCTCGGCATTGGCGTCTCGTACGGC